AAATTCACAAATAATCAAATAATAAATATGGCAGAGTCTGGCATTAGAAGTTATTTCCCGAGTCAAACAGTTAGCGATGCTGAAAAGCTAAGCTATGACTATGGTTTGAAAGTAGGTAAAGCAATAGAGCAAGAGTGGTTTAACAACGATAGAAGCTCTAATAGATATAGAAATAATAAAAACGATTTTCACAACTTAAGATTATACGCTAGAGGTGAACAGTCAATACAAAAATATAAGGATGAGTTATCTATCAACGGTGATTTGTCCTATCTTAATTTAGACTGGAAGCCTGTGCCTATTATATCTAAGTTTGTAGATATAGTTGTTAACGGTATTGCTGAAAGAACTTATGATGTAAAAGCGTATTCTCAAGATCCACATGGTGTTTCTAAAAGAACAGAGTACATGGAGTCTATACTTAAAGACATGAGATTAAAAGAGTTTAATCAAGCTGTTAAAAGAGAGTTAAATTTAAACGTAAGAGACAGTCAGATTGAAGAGTTGCCAGAAACAAACGAAGAGCTAGAGCTTCACATGCAGTTAACTTATAAACAGTCTATAGAAATAGCGGAAGAGAAAGCCATAAACACTCTTATGGATGGCAATAGATATGAGTTAATCAAAAAACAGTTTTATTACGATCTAACAGTTCTAGGTATAGGCGCAGTTAAAACTTCTTTCACTACATCCGAAGGTGTTGTTATAGACTACGTTGACCCAGCAAACCTAGTTTATTCTTATACTGACTCACCTTATTTTGACGATATATATTACGTAGGTGAAGTAAAAACCATACCGGTTAATGAGCTAGCAAAACAATTTCCACATTTAGATGAAGCCGCGCTGGAAGATATAATGAAAAATAAATCTTACAGTAGGTCAAATTACAATTCTAGACATACTCACGAAAAAGAGGACAACAACACTATTCAAGTTTTATATTTTAATTATAAAACTTATATGAATGAGGTTTATAAAGTAAAAGAAACTGCTACTGGCGCTGATAAAGTTATACCAAAAGATGATTCTTTTAACCCTCCTAATAATAAAGAAGGTGGATACGGTAGAATGCTAAGGTCAATAGAGTGTCTTTATGATGGAGCTATGATACTTGGTACTAGCAAGTTGTTAAAGTGGGAGATGGCTAAAAATATGATGAGACCTAAAAGTGATTTTACTAAAGTAAAAATGAATTATTCTATAGTAGCTCCCAGAATGTATGACGGTAGAATAGACTCGCTGGTTAAAAAAATAACTGGTTTTGCTGATATGATACAGTTGACGCACTTAAAGTTACAACAAGTATTATCACGCATGGTACCGGATGGTGTTTATTTAGACGCTGATGGTTTAGCTGAAGTTGATTTAGGTAATGGAACGAACTACAACCCGCAAGAAGCTTTAAATATGTTCTTCCAAACTGGTTCTGTTATAGGTAGAAGCTTTACGTCAGAAGGTGATATGAACCCAGGTAAAGTACCTATTCAAGAAATTACATCAGGTAGTGGTGGTAACAAAATGCAAGCTCTTATTGGTAATTACAATTACTACTTACAGATGATAAGAGATGTAACCGGACTTAACGAGGCTAGAGATGGTAGTATGCCTGATAAAAATGCTTTAGTAGGTGTTCAAAAGTTAGCAGCTGCAAATAGTAATACAGCAACTAGACATATACTTCAGTCAGGCTTGTTTTTGACTGCTGAAGTTTGTGAATCTTTATCTCTTAGAATATCTGATATTATAGAGTACTCTCCAACAAAAGACGCGTTTATACAAGCTATAGGAGTACACAACGCTGCTGTACTTGAAGAGTTGTCTGAGTTACACTTGTATGACTTTGGTATATTTATAGATTTACAGCCAGATGAAGAAGAAAAAATGATGCTAGAGAACAATATTCAAATGGCATTACAACAACAAATAATTGAACTTGCTGACGCTATAGATATTAGAGAGATTAAAAATGTAAAACTAGCTAACCAACTACTTAAGATACGTAGAAAAAAGAAGTTGGATAGAGACCAAGCGTTGCAACAGCAAAACATGGAACAACAAGCACAGTTAAACCAGCAGTCAGCACAAATGGCTGCTCAAGCTGAGGTTCAAAAAAACCAAGCTGTAACCGAAAGCCAAGCTCAACTTGAACAAATTAAAGGTCAAATAGAATCTCAACGTATGATGCAGGAAGTTCAAATGAAAAAAGAACTTATGGGTCTAGAGTTTCAATACAACATGCAGCTAAAAAGTATGGAGTCTTCTGTTAAAAAGCAAGGCGAAAAAGAAAAAGAAGATCGTAAAGATGAAAGAACAAAAATACAAGCTACACAACAATCAGAAATGATTGACCAAAGAAATAGTGGTAAACCACCTAAAAACTTTGAATCCGCAGGTAATGATATACTAGGTGGAGGATTTGATTTAGGTTCGTTTGACCCTAGATAAATTTATTAACTATTATTATATTATATTATGGCAGAAAAAGAAGAGCCAATCGCAAACGACGATACTGGCAAGATTAAAGTAAAAGCAAAAAAAGAAAAACAACCTGATAGCACTGAGACGAAAGGAAATGTTACTAAGGTTAAAGACAAAATGAAAATGAAAACTGTAGTTGCAGAAGAAACGCTTACTAAGGTTGATTTAAACAAACCAAACAAACCAGAAGAAAATGAAGTTAAAGAAGATAACCCTGTCAACGAGGGAGTGGTTGGAGTCGATGAAAATGCCGATGCCCCACAAGAACAAGAAGAAGTACAGCCGGAAGCAGAAACACAAGAAACTGCAGTATTAGAAGAAATCACTGAGGATTCTACAGAAGAAGAGGTTGCTGAGGTTGAAGAGCAAATTGAAGAAGCTGTTGCTGAAGCGGAAGCTACAGGAAAGCCTTTACCAGAAAACATTCAAAAGTTAATGGAGTTTATGGAAGAAACTGGTGGTGACCTAAACGACTACGTTCAGTTGAACAAAGACTATAGCAAATTAGAAAACGAAGACTTGCTGTACGAGTACTACAAACAAACAAAGCCTCACTTAAACAACGAAGAAATAAACTTCATGATGGACGATCAGTTCGCTTACGATGAAGATGAAGACGAGGAGATAGATATAAAAAGAAAAAGATTAGCGTTAAAAGAGCAAGTTGCAAACGCTAAAAGCCACCTAGACGGGCAAAAGTCTAAATACTATGAAGACATCAAGGCTGGAAGCAAGCTCACTAGTGAACAGCAAAAAGCAGTTGATTTCTTTAATAGATATAACAAGGAGTCAGAAGCAACTAAAAAAACAGTTAAAAAGAACTCTGATATTTTTACTCAAAAAACAAATAATGTTTTTAACGACAAGTTCAAAGGTTTTGAATATAACGTCGGTGACAAAAAATACAGGTTTAATGTAAACAATGCTGAAGAGGTTAAAACAACACAGAGCGATATAAATAATTTTACTAAAAAGTTTTTAGATAAAAATAATACATTATCAGATGCTAAAGGTTATCATAAATCTCTATACACAGCGATGAACGCGGACGCTGTTGCAAGACACTTTTATGAACAAGGAAAAGCTGACGCTATGAAAAATAGTGTTGCTAAAGCTAAAAATGTAGATATGGAGCCAAGACAAAGTCATGGCACTGTTGAAGCTGGAGGCGTGAAAGTAAGAGTGTTAGGTGATGATTCTTCTGATTTTAAGTTTAAAATTAAAAACAATAAATTTAAAAATTAATAATTAAAAATTAAAAATTATGGCAATTACTGCAGGAGATAATTTGAATAGTGTTCCAGCTTCAAGAAAGCAAACACTAGCTTCAAATTACCTAGACCTTTCATCAGCTGCAAACGCAGGGTGGGGTCAACAATACGTACCAGATCTAATGGAAAAAGAAGCTGAGGTTTTCGGACCTAGAACAATATCAGGTTTCTTATCACAAGTTGGAGCTGAAGAAGCGATGAGCGCTGATCAAGTTATTTGGTCTGAGCAAGGTCGTTTACACTTATCTTACAAAGGTTTAGTAACTAACTCTACTGGTGCAAACGCTGGAACTGGTGCTTCAAACACTATTACAGTTACTACTGATATAGATGGTTTAACACCTACAAAGCACGGTGTTAGAGTTAACGATATGGTTATTATTGCAAACTCAAATGGAGTTCATAAATGTTTAGTAACAGCTGTTACTGGTGATTTAGCTTTTGAAGTTTACGCTTATGACTTAGGTGCTGGTGGTTTAGCTGACACAACTGATACTACTGGAACAACTATATTAGTTTATGGTTCTGAATTTGGAAAAGCTGCTAGCTACCCAACTGGTGGTACTGCTACTACTTCTAGTGATTCAAGAGGTGCTAACGAGCCTGTTTTCAAAACTTTCACTAACAAACCAATCATCATGAAAGATTACTACGAAGTGTCTGGATCTGATGTTTCTAAAATTGGTTGGGTAGAGATAGCGGCTGAAGATGGACAATCAGGTTATTTATGGTACTTAAAAGCTGAGTCTGACACTAGAGCTCGTTTTAACGATTACATTGAAATGGCAATGCTTGAGTCTGAAAAAGCTGTTACAGGTACTAGTATAATAGATGGTTCAAATAACATAAACGGGACTGCTGCTGGTGATCAAGTAGGAACTGAAGGTTTATTTGCTGCTATTGAAGATAGAGGTAACTTAACTTCTGGTATCACTGGGGTTAACGCTGCAACTGATTTAGCTGAATTTGATGCTATCTTAGCTGAGTTTGACAAGCAAGGTGCTATTGAAGAAAACATGATGTTTGTAAACAGAGCTACTTCGTT